GTGTTCCTTGGTATTCTGCAAAATACCAATAATGCAACTACACTAAGCACAATTAGGCAAACTGTGGCTGAAAAAGCCCGTTCGGTAGCACAAAGGGCTTCAGCGGCGGCTGGATGGATAGCGACCGCAGCACAAAACGCTTATACCTTTGCAACGAGTGGTAATGTCATAGCAACCATTAGACACACTATAGCTGAAAAAGCCAGAGACATTGCTCAAAGGTCTTCTGCCGTAGGGTCAGGAATTGCAGCTGCAGCTCAACGAGCTTATGCCTTTGCAACGAGTGGTAATGTCATAGCAACCATACGAAGCACAATAGCTATGGTTGCTCATAGAGTGGCTATGATTGCGGGTGCTGCAGCCACATGGTTAGTAACTGCCGCACAAACTGCCTTAAATTTAGTTATGAGCATGAATCCAATAATGATCGTAGTTATAGCGATAATTGCATTAATTGCTGTGTTAGGATATTTATATTACAATAATGAAACAGTTAGGGCGGCTATAGATGGATTATGGCAATCAATACAACAGTTAGCCGGTTGGATATGGGGCAGCCTTATAGCTGCATGGAATGCCTTAACAACGGCTTTGGCACCAGTAGGGGCTGCATTACAAAAATTAGGTGGGGCTATTCTTGACAGGTTAATACAGGCCTGGAATGGTTTAATGTCCATCCTTGCACCTCTTGGCGATGCTTTTGGTCAACTCTGGGCTGCTATTTCGGGAGGTAGTGCTGCAGGTGCTAATGATATCTTTAGTCAGCTTTGGAGTATTTTACAGCAGGTTTGGGGTGTACTGGTACAGGTAGGGACTGTGCTATGGGAAGTATTTGGTCCTGCTTTGACTTTTGCAGGGGAGATTATTAGTGGTTTTTTTGGCGCTGCTCTGCAAACCGTTTTTGGCATCTTGGGTGCTATTATTGAGTATATAGCTACTTTAATTACTATCCTTGCTGACTTGATAGCGGGTAATATAAGTGTTGGTGAAGCTTTAGGGTTGGTTTGGAATGCTACTAAGACCCTGTTTGCTACTGTATTCCTGAGTATTATCAATGGTATTGGTAAATTTGCTCTTGATTTAGTGAATAAAGGTGTTAATGCTGCTAAAAACTTCCTTACTGGTATTATCACCTGGTTATCACAGCTACCAGGTAAAGCCTGGGCTTTACTTCTTTTAGTTATTGCTAAGGCTTTAGCTTGGAGAAATCAGATGATAGCCCGGGCGAAAGATGCGGGTACTAACTTTGTAAATAATGTAATCAACTTCCTTAAAACCTTACCAGGTAAAGCTTGGACTTGGTTCTTGAATACTTTGAGTAGGATTGTATCATTTGCAAGTCAAGCTTACAGTCGAGCAACCACAGTTGGAAGTAACATCATAAACGCTATAGCAAGTTACCTTTCCAGTTTACCAGGCCGGATGTATCAGTGGGGAGTTAACGCTATAAACAGCTTTATTAATGCTATAATAAACGCTATACCTGGACTGCGCAGCGCCCTTGACATGGTTGCCAGCTTATTCCCACATTCACCACCAAAAGAAGGACCACTGGCTACGATTACTACAGCAAACATGGAAGCCTATGGTGAATCCCTTGGTGAAGCCTTCGCAGCAGGGATAAATAATACCACTGGAGATATTTTCAGCAACCTAACACCTCCTGGACCTGTTGATATACCTGTCGCTACCTCTCCAGTGGCGGGTGCAGTGGCTGCTATGCCATCACAGAGTGTAACAACTACTATAGGTATGGATACCACTGGCCTTGCAGCGGGTAGTGGTCAGGCTCAAGCGATTGTTGCGGGTACTGTATCTTTTGCGAATGAACAGTACGGTCAGATGCAGCAGAATATTGGTAACACCTGGAACCAAATGGCAACCATCACCCAGACCGGTTTTAGTGGTATTCAAAGTAATATGCAAACCACTCTTAACCAAATTGTAGCGAATAATCAGGCTGGTTATCAAAGGATACAGGGTAACACCGCATCCACACTTACAGCGTTGTTGAATGATAACCGCACCAAATACAACAGTATACAAAAGAATATGAGCAGCACGCTCACCACAATAACGAATGATAACAAATCAAAGTACACGAGTATTCTGAATACCACGAAAGGCACTCTAGACACTCTTCAATCCAAGACTAATCAGTCTATGAGTGAGGTTAAGAAATCCTGGAATGGAATGCGGACGAGTCTGATAAGCGCTGCTAGTCAGGTACGCAGTCAGACAACTAGTGAGATTAACCGTTTAAGTAGTAATATAGGTACATTCTACCGGAAAATAAGAAACCCTATCCTTTTCCTTGCAGGTCCAATGCCCTACCGGTACCAAAACCGGCCAATGAGCAGTTTACCTAGGGGTCGTTTTGCAGGACCTGGACCTGGATCTTCAGGATCTAGTAGTGAAATACGTAAGTTAGATAGTGCTCCAGCTATACCATGCCAGAACCCGTTAGATTGTTATTATGCTGGCTGGGACTATTCAGATCCTTGGTATCGGACGATAATGCAGTACGTGAATAATTATCGCCCGACTTTCGGTGACCTTGGAAATATGGGCCTCACGGTTGGTAGTTTCAAGAATAGCACATTCCCGATAATGGGAAATATGCAGGCATTTGACGCCGTAGCCAGGAAACTAATCGGTGGGACCCGATACTCATTTTACTTTAACAGCCGCGGGTCTCCATACCAAATGGCCCAGTCTGGAGCTTTCAACTGTTGGGATGGAGCTATGATCATGCTTGCCCTCGCCAATGCTTTCGGACTTTCCGGGTACATGGCTCATGGGTACTGGGGAGATATAGGACATGTATGGGCGGTAATTAATGGTAAAACTTACGATACAACCGCCTATCAGGGAGGGTATGGTTGGTCTTCACCTAAGGTTCACGCAGGGCCGGCGCCGTCGAGTTTCAGTACAACAACTGCTTCTGGTTTTAACGTTTCTGAGTTGGAAATACATGAAACCTTGGACTTAAACCTTACTTTACAGTTTGAAGACTTACCAGACAGTATTGATGAAGAATCCTTGAAATCATGGCTTATGAGTGTGATCAATGACAGTGAACTTGTCAGGAAACTAGTTAAAGACCGTGGTTTCCAGGAATGGCTTAAAATAGAGATGAAAAAGACTGAGATGAAAGATAAACGATTTGCTGGTTCATAAAAAAAAGGTGATTATATTATGGAATCTTTTACAAACAACCCCACGGAGTGGAGTGTAACTGGAAATTTAATCGGAACATTGCTAGGAGAATTAACGGACTTATCAGGTTTCACCGGGAATCATAGTACTGTTAGTGCAGGTACTACTCGCGAGATCGACGGTAAAAACATTGCTTTTATGAAAGTAGATTACCAGGCCTAAAGGGAGATGAATATCAGTGACAACAGTAACTAAGTACCCCACAATCGTCGTGAACGATTCTAGCCTCGTTGCAGGTGAGGTGAACTGGAGCAGTCTCAATAATATCAAGGCAGCGGATGATACCGACGCACAATGCACCGTCCAGGGTGGAGGAACACTCACTGGTAGTAGCCAGGATGACCCCACATCTGCATCAACCAGTGGTAGTGGTGCGAATTGGTACGACCCGGGAGCCGCCGCAGATGGAAGTACTTACTACTATGCTGATGTTTACGCTGGAGGGGGTGAATGGAGCCGATTTCTCCAACTAAGGGGAATGAGCTTCAGCATACCCACCACTGCGGCGAATGGTGGGGCGAATGAAATTTACCAGGTCAAAGTTGAGGCGGTATGCAGTGGCCAAGGAAGTGGTAAGACCATGGAGGTCCGCCTGGTAACCACTGGTGGAAGTGTTTGCAGCCCCATCCAGAAAACCATGCCCAGCTCTAAGAGTACCTTGACTTTCCTTTATGGAATTGATGAGTGGGGATTACCTGCCGCCAGGGCCAATAGTACAGGTTTAGGTATTAATATTCGTTGTAGAACCAATAACACTAACGCGGGTGTCTACTTTGTCAGAGTTACGGTTTATTACAGGTCAGGTACTACAAATAGGAATCCTAATGGTATTTATGCCACTGGTTTTGGTTATAACCTCCTCGATAATGCGAAAATCAATAGTGTAAAAGTTGAATGGGAGGAATACCTCCGAAACAACAGCGGAGGAACATCAAGCATACCATCCGTTACGAGTAAGGAAATTATATTATTGAAGGCAAATAATGGGGCTAATGTTTCTAAGGATAGTAGTATCGCTGTATCTACCAGCAGGACTACACGTTCAATAACATTTACAACGTCGGATATGCCTAATGTTAAAAGAGCGAATATTGAGGATTCTAATTTCGGGGTTTACTTAAACTTTGGATCAAATCAGAGTGTAAACCCTGGTAAAGTGTACTTGGATTTCGTCAGGTTGGTAGTGGATTATACTGATCCCACATATAGCCTCGCCGCGACACTAACAAGCAATAAGGTGGTGGGTGAACAGTTAACCTACGTAGTGACCTTGAGTAATACGAATAACTGTCACCAGGGCGTGGCCATACCAGTAAGTATCAGCATACCTGATGGGTTGTCAGTAGCATCACAAAGTGGGGATGGTAGTTATAACACTGGGACAGGGAAATGGAACACGGTCTTAGATAGTCAGAAGAAAGCCACCCTAACCTTAGTCTTAAATACAAGTGTATCAGGCAATAAGACAATCACTGCTACTGTGGATGGCTTCTCTACGACGTTAAGCAAATCAACAACAATATTAACCCCTACATATACCCTCACCAGTCCAAAGGTACGAGAAATTGTCACCGAAACATATAATGTAACCTACACTATCACTGTGGGTGTGAATACTAGTGCGGTATCCTCTGTTGGGGTTAATATTCCCATCCCTGCCGGTGTCCAGTATGTGTCTAGTAGTGGTAATGGATCATATAATAGTGGAACGGGTGTTTGGACGGCTGAATTTATTAATAGAACCGCAACCCTTACCTTCACAGTGAAGGGGATTACCGTGGGTGTAATATCTCAAGTTATTACGTGTGGTGGGGCTAGTTTCACAAAAACCATTGAAGTCCTACCTGCTAATCTAACCGTTCCATACCATACTGAGAAGGATCTGCCAGATGAAATACTCGCATACCTCCAGGATGGGGAAATCTACACAATCAGTTGTTGGGGCATAGTAGCTGACACCGCACTTGAATATGTCTATCCCGGCGATAAAAACTTCGCATTCAGCATAATAAATGGAGATAATGAGTACCTCAGCGATAAACCCACCGCACTAAACACAGTGACGCGGATAAGCACTACTTTCATCTATAACGCAGACGCACCCATCAAACTAAGAGAATACGGCCAATGGCTTGAGATAAACCCTCAAAACGCCAGTGTTGAGTTTGGAGGATATGCAATATACCATGAACCACAATTAGAAGATAATCCTAACCTCCTAGCAGGAACAATTGGAAGGGAAAATGTAGCTGCAGGTTCTGATATTACCGCTGATATAATTGGAGCGGAAGCTTTTAATGGTGCGGCTGTAGAATCAAGCACAACATGGGCTGGAAATGGAGATAGAAGCTGGCATATAACCATGCCAGGAAGTGCTGCAAATGAAGCGGTCTACTTCCTACCCATCCTAGTAGATAAACTACCTGTTCTGGCCGGAGAAAATAGAACCACCATCCTAAAAGTCAAAGGCACAGGAACGTTCAGTATAAAAATAATCGGCAGGGACAGCGCAGGAACAGCCACAGCCGATTTTATGGAAGTGAACGTCACCGCCACGGAAACCCCCAAATACATCCTCGTAGAATATCGATCCACAAAACCAGAAACGGCATTCTATGATATCGAAATCTGTCAAATAAGCACTCCTAACACTGTAGACATATACATAGACCAAATCAGAGTCCATACCTTAAATCCGCTGGAAAATATTGAGCATAAGATTGATTATGAGCTGCCAGCTATGCTCTTTGATAATCCAGATCTGCTCCTTACCAATGGTGATTTTGCAACTGTAACTCTCTCACCAAACAGAAATGATACTGGGGTTCTATTCCCAAACTTGACATTTGGTGGGTTAGAACTGGATTCGGATGTTATAATCAAAGGAATAGCTGTAACAGGTGACATACAAGTAACAGACGACATAAACATTGGTGTTACACTCATCCATGGCAATGAGAGTGTTAGTCAATCAATTATAGCACGAGCAGGTAGCGAAACCTTCACAATTGGTGGTGAAACCGATAAATGGGGACTTAATAAGATTAACCTGGGTAATTTAAGTTTTATATTATCACCTATGAGTACACTACTTACCACCGTAGGAGTCCGGAATATAACCATTATCATCTATTTTATGGTTGACGAAACCGGAGGAGCGAATGGTTTCACCCTCAACGGAGTGCACAGCAGAGAATACAGCATATTCCTCCACCCCGATGAAGACCGACCCGAAGGGCTAAACACTGACCTACAAACATTTAAACTCACACGAAGTGATGGAGAAAAACTAGGAAGTATGACCATCACCAGCAAAGAAATCCAACTCAAATTCCAAGTCATAGGAGATACCGACGAAGAAATAATAGAGAAAATAAAAGACGCTACCACATGGATGATTAGTAATCGAGATATGAATAGAGAGCCAATCACCAAGGAGTTAGTGTTTGATGGAGATACCAGTCGGATCTATGATGTAATACTCAATGACAGCATCAAACTGGATAAAAGTAAAGGCAGTGTATGGTACTGTACCGCTAAATTCCTATTACCCCGGGGAACAGCACGCGCTATAAAAGAGCCCACGGGTGCTACTGGACGGAATAATGGTATCAGCCCTGTTAAACCAGTTTTGACAGTGGTTTGTGATGGTAGTAGTGAAGTATTGATAAATGAGTCTTATACTGGCCAGTACTTAAAAATTTTAAACCAATTCCCTGCTGGGACGATCTTAACAATTGACACCCAGAATAGGACGATTGTTGATGGTGATGGGACGGATTGGATGAGTTATATAAGCTTTGATAGTTACCGAATCACTATTTTAGAGAAGAGCAATTATGATTTCACTGGTTCTAGTGGTGTGACTGTTACGAGGGTTGAATTTGAGGAGGCCTACTAATGGCTGATCATAAACTTGAAATACTAGTCTTGAGTGGTGATGAACGATATAGGGGATTCCTTGACCCTGATGTGACCGACATAACCGAAATAAACACGTATGGTGGACTAAGGGAACTGGTAATTGAACATCCACTTAGTGATGACAGCCAGGATTATGAGGAAATATTAGTCCAGGGTAATAAGATTTGGCGTAACCAAACCAGTGATGAGAACGCATGCCTCTACATCCTCAATGATGATCAGGAAATAGACCGGAAAACAGGATACTTAACCATCACCGCTGAGGAAGTCCTTGTAGAGCTCAACGATGCAGGTGTCATGGAGAAATCAACAACGATAACACAGACTGTCAATGGTGCTAACTT